TGGCATACATGCACGCCATCGGGACTAAGAGCCTGCCGCAAGTAGGTAGGGCTTTCAATAGGGATCATACGACAGTTCTGCACGCTCTCCGCAGAGCGCATGGCTATGATGGCAAATGGAAGAAGGGGACCACGCGCAAGGAGCCGCTGTGGACAAAGGAACATTTCATTAACCTTGTGACCCGCGACGGCTTCATTGAGCCTGAAAGCGTCACGCTGGAGCACATCGAGCGCGTAGGCAGTGACAACCTTACCCGCTTCGTAAGTGGTGAGGGGTGGGCGGCATGATCTACACTCTTCCAGACGGCAATGTTCAAATCAGCTTTAGTGGTGGTCGCACGTCTGGTTACATGCTGCACCAGATTCTTGAGGCTAACGGCGACTTGCCTGTTAGGGTCCGGGTGGTCTTTTCCAATACGGGCCGCGAGATGCCGGAAACCCTAGACTTCGTTCAGGAGGTTTCCAGGCGCTGGGGCGTTCGAGTTGTTTGGGTTGAAGATGCCGCGCGGGATAAGAAGGGGCTGTTCAACATTGTTTCTCACAATTCCGCCAGCCGCGATGGCGAGCCATTCGAAAGACTGATTAGGCGCAAGAAGAGCTGCCCCGATGTTTCAAAGCGGTTTTGCACTACGGAGCTAAAGATGCTCCCTGCAAGGCGCTACTTGCTTGCGCTTGGCTGGAAAGCTTGGACTAATGCGGTAGGCATCCGGGCCGATGAGGCGCACCGCGCCACGCCTTCCAAGGATAAGCGCGTAACCCGCTGGCACCCATTGGAATCTGCAGGCATTACCCGCCAAGACGTTGACCGTTTTTGGAAGTCCCAGCCATTTGACCTGAAGGTTGCCGAAGGGTTTGGAAACTGTGACGGGTGCTTTTTGAAAAGCGAGCGGCAGCAAGCCGTTTTGGCCCGAGAGCATCCAGAGCGCCACGCATGGTGGGAACGAATGGAAGAAATCGCCGGGGGAACATTTGTGACAGAATACAGCAAGCGAGAGCTAGGAAATTTCGTAGAACGGCAGGGCGATTGGATTTTTGACGCAGAGGACGCCCTTTGTCAGCAAAGCGGCGGGGAGTGCACAGGATGATCTTCCCACCTTCATGGCTCAAGTGGGCCTTCAACCGATTGTTAATCCCTCTCGCGCTATTGTGCGGTTTCGGGATGGCAATCATGTATTTGACTGGAACAGGGGTATTATGATGGTTAAGATGCTGGGGTCACGGCGCCGGAGCGCCTGGATGATTGGACTAATGGCCTATGGGCCGTGGGCTATGACTTTACTGGGTGGCTATTTGCTATGGGTGGGGTTCCGGTGATTGCGGCACTCTACGTTAAATCGGGCGGCGCCTATTACGGTCTTGACGGCGTAGACCCTTGGGACGAGAAGCGGGATGCTCGCAAGTATGCCGGTCCTTACCCGGTTGTTGCGCATCCGCCCTGTCAGCGATGGGGTAAGCTTTGGGCGGGTCAACCGCTCTGGATCAAACGCACGGGAGAGCGCAAGAAGAAGGGCGATGATGGCGGGTGCTTCAAGGCGGCTCTTGCGGCCGTCCGCAAATGGGGCGGGGTTATTGAGCATCCGAGGGATAGCTATGCATGGCCTCACTTCAACCTGAACAAGCCCCCTCGTGGGGGTGGCTGGATCATGGCCGATTTCTACAATGGCTGGACGTGTGAAGTTGAGCAGGGCCGATACGGGCACTATGCGCGCAAGCCCACCTGGCTTTACGCTATCGGCTGCGAATTACCCGAGCTGGAGTGGGGTGAGAGCAAGCCCACGTTTCCGCAATGGGCAATCGACAAGCATGGGCTGGACTATTGCAAGCGCGCCGGAGAGCTGGCCTTCAAAGGGGGTGGCACTGACAGCGCCCCGCGCATCAGTACGCCGGAGCCGTTCCGAAACCTTTTGATCGGCATGGCGCAATCAGTAGCAGCGAGGGACGCAGCATGAATTGGTATCTGTTCAGAATCAAGACGGGCTTTGAGCGCCAGGTGAAGCAGGAAGCTGAGGGGTTAGGGCTGACAGCTGCCTCACCTATGGTGACAAGGCGAGTACGGGTTAGCCGACGAGCAAGGGGGAAGGTGGAACGAGAGTTCCCACTGATTCCGGGGTATGTGTTCGTTGGCTTTCCCGGCTCTGTAGATCTCAGGCCAGTAATTGACCTGCCTGAAGTCATAGGTCCCGTAGGGCTCATGTCCTTTGCAGACCGTGTGCCAGCCAATCAGGTGGAAGCTTTCCTGAGCCGCTACGATGAAACCCCCTACATCGCAAACTACAAGATAGGGGATCAGGTCCGCCTGCGCTCTGCCAGTCTTGAGCATGTGGTGGGCGAAGTGGTGGCAATGGATGACGAAACAGCCCGCATCCTGGTCCCCTTCCTTGGCTCACAGCGTGAGATTTCAATACCTGTGGACAGCGCACAAGCGGCTTGACCGCAAGTCCGAATTGCGCCTATATGTCGTTGCTGGATCAGACGCGAGGCGCAAGGGATTGTGCTGGACGCGCTCAGCGCACGGGGTAAGGGGCATTTCATGAGCCTGCGCTTGCCCAAGTGCAACGCTTTTGACTTTAAGCGGTGTGGACATCGGGGGCTAAGGGGGCGCGTATAGTGTCTTTCTTTGCAAGCATAACTGAGCCACACCGCCTTTTCACACTAGGGGAACCCCAATGACCGATTACAGCTACGACACATTGCAGGAGCTGGCGGCTAATCTCGACAAGCTCCAGGACCAGCTAGAGCGCGCCAAGGATGCGGCAGCGACAATCCCGGGCCTCACCGAACACATCTCCGAGATCAAGAAAGAGATGCGCCTACGCCTTGACCCGCCATACCCAACTGAACAGCCAAGTGCTGACCCAGCTGAAGACGGGGAAGAGTTGACCGAAGACGGCATTGAACAGCGCTTCGAAGCAGAAACCCAAGCAGTGCGCGCTATCATCGAGACAGAGCAGCCAGAAGTAGCTCCGGACACCCCGGCTTATGCAAGCTTCGCAGCTCCCCAAACAGATTAACCAGTTACCCGAGGCCCTGTGCCTTCCCACCCTTGTTCAGTCTCCCTTTTCTGGACTTATGGGGTCTCGGGTTCCCTTTTGCGGGCAATCGACAGCCCCTCAGCATGGCCGCGCGTAAATCACCAGGTAACGGCCAGCGATGGGGGATACTAGCTCAGGCGATTTGTCCGCAACCCCTTTCCCCGACAGGAAACACAACCAGGAGGCCAAGCATGGCTCAGGTAGATATAAACACTAAAGCCGCTATTGACGTAGGTGGTAAGATTCTCGCAGCAGGCGCTGCCTTTGGAATTGTTGACACACTCGCCTTTGGCGGTGCTATCACTCCAGAGCTTATCAAGCCTTTCCTCGGATGGATCGTATGTAGTGGAGCCGCCGTTGTTGCGTGGCGTCTCGTTAAGCCTTAACCTAAGTGAGAAAACATTATGGGAATTGAAAACGCCGCGGCATGTCATGTAGTGACGGAACTGGCGACAAACATTTTGCAAAACGCGGTGGACGATTACACCGAAGGCAAGATTTGTGAAGCTGAGCTGCGTGGTATCAAGCGCGCAATTCGCACAATGATCTTCAGGTGCGCTGACAACTGGCCGGAAATGCGCCGATTTGTAGAAGATGCATATGGGTTTAGCAGAGATCCAGACGCGCCAATCCAGACAGTGAACTAACACTCACTACTTGATTTTTATTCAAACTTTCAGAGAGGCGAAACATGGCAGGCGGTCGAGGCGGAGCGCGTAAAGGCGCAGGTAGGCCCGTTGGTGCGAATGGTAAGATCAACAAGATGATCCGTGAAGCTGTTCTTGAGGCTGCTGAGAATGTCGGCAGTGATGGAAACGGTGAGGGCGGAATGGTTGGCTACCTTCAACAACGTGCGCAGGATCAACCCCAGGCTTTCATGGGCCTGCTTGGTCGCGCTATGCCTATGCAGGTTCAAGGCGAAGGCGACAATGGCGAATTGGTCGTCAAGATTACGCGGGAGATTGTGAAGTGAGCGGGTATTATGTTGCGGCATTTTGCCTAGTTGCTGCGCTGGTGTTTGGCTTTGTCCAGCACAGCCAGAACAAAGCAGCCTCTCAAGACGCGGCGCTTGCCAAGTGGAAGGTTTACAGCACGACTGTGACAACTCGCTACTCGCTGAAGGTTCCGGGGATTGAAACATACTGGATTGAGGAGCAGCGCACGGCGGGCCAGCCTGTTGTTTTCTGGGCTCACAGCACATACAAGACGGGTGGCTATGATCTGACCAAGCGAGCCAACACCTTTGTTGAGGCAGAGCGCGCAATCTATGAGCATGCTGGCCTGAAGACGATTGAAGCTGCTGAGGCTAAGTCGTGAGAGATGAGCTCTGCTTCCTCTTCCGCATCTCAGTTATCGCTACTGCTACGTTCGCAATTTATGGCTATGGGTGGATAAGTGGCTGAACTAGATCTGCGCATTAAGACCGCGCCTGTCTTTGAACCGCTACTTGCTCCCCGTCGATACAAGGGGGCTCATGGTGGTCGGGGCTCGGGCAAGTCTCATTTCATGGCAGAGCATCTGGTAGAAGAGCACATTGTGAACCCTGGTATGAATAGCCTGTGTGTTCGTGAGGTGCAGAAGTCCCTACGAGAGTCAGCCAAGCGTCTACTTGAGATCAAGATACAGGAATTGGGCGTAGGCCCTTACTTTGAGGTTCAGGACAAGCTCATCAAGACGCCTGGTGGCGGAGAGATCAGCTTCGCCGGTATGAAGGACCACACGGCAGAGTCGGTTAAGTCCTTTGAAGGTGTAGGCCGCTGCTGGATTGAGGAAGCTCAGACGATCAGTAAGAAGTCATGGGGCATGCTCTACCCGACTATTCGTGCGCCTGGCTCTCAGATCTGGGCAAGCTGGAACCCTCGTAGAGCCGTTGACCCGATTGACTCATTCTTTCGTAAGGAGGCCAAGGATGACCCAGACGTCATTTCAGTTAAAGCCGACTGGTCAGACAATCCGTGGTTCCCGGCAGAGATGGAAAAGGACCGGCTACGTGACCTCACGACTAAGCCGGACCAATATGAGCACATTTGGGAGGGTGGCTACGTCACTGTCACGGATGGTGCGTACTATGCTGAATCCCTACTTAGAGCGCGTCACGACGGACGCATCTGCTCGCTTCCTATTGACCCCCTGCTACCTATCTACAGTTACCATGACATTGGCGGTGCCGGAGCAAAGGCTGACGCTTATACGATCTGGATCATGCAGCGTGTGGGGCAGAGCATCCACTGGCTGGACTATTACGAAGCCCGAGGCCAAGTCCTCTCCTATCACGTTAACTGGATGCGAAGTCACGGGTATGAGGGCGCTATCATTAAGCTCCCCCACGATGGAGTGAACACTAACAACGTCACGGGCAAGCGCTATGAAGACCATTGGGCCGAAGCGGGCTTTCGTGTTGAAAGCATACCTAATCAAGGTCCAGGCGCTGCAATGCAACGTGTAGAACATGCTCGCCGGCTCTTCCCTCGCATGAAGTTTGATGAGGCGAAGACAGAAGCGGGCAGACAGGCACTCGGGTGGTATCACCCAAAGCTTGACGAAGACCGCCAAATTGACCTAGGTCCTGACCATGATTGGGCATCGCATGCAGCTGATGCTTTCGGGCTTGGGGCTACCGACTATGAAGAGCCAAAGGGCGTTGATGATGCGCCTATGTACATCGAATACGGGACTATGGCCTAATGTCTGAAAACACCCTCATGTCTGATGAGTATTACGAAGAGAACGTTGAACTGCTTGAGCTGTTGAAGCGAGAGCATGATGCTTCTGTCGGTTATGAGTCTGACCAGATCTACCAACAGCAGATAGACGCCTTCAAGCGCTACACCGGAGAAAACTATGGCGACGAGCAGCCTGGTCGGTCGAGTGTTCATGACAGAACCGTTTTTGAGACTATCGAATGGCTCAGACCTGATCTTGAAAGAGTCTTTGTCGCTGGCGGCTCGGCGGCTACCATCGAGCCTTGGGGCGAGGGAACTGCTCAGATGGCCGAAGACGCCTCTGACTACCTCAACCACCTATTCACCGAAGAGATGGACGGGGGCGGCATCGTTGACACGCTGGCCTTTGACGGTCTCCTACAGAAGCGAGGTGTTGGGGCTGTCTACTGGCGAGAAGCAGAGCTAGGCGAACCTGAGCAGACAGAGGTTGACGAGATAGGCTTCATGCAGCTGCAGGAGCAGGGCGTAGAGATCCTTGAGGTTATCCCACCTGAAATGCAGGGCATGCCCGCACAAGTCACCTTCCAGCGCGTCACCAAGCAGGCCAATCCTGAGGTTGTGTGCATTGCACCGGAAGACTTCCGCATTGCCAGCCGCTCGGTCAGCCTGGATTCTCCGCGCTATTGTGGGCACATTGAACGCCACATGAAGTCGGAGCTGAAGCAGGAATTTCCTGACCTGGCTGAGGTGATTGACGAGTATGGCCGCGCCAATGATGATTCTGCAGAGATCGATGAGCGACGGTCCCAGCGCTTCTTTGACGAAGACGACATGTACAAGCATGAGCCGAACGCCACGGCTGAGACAGAAGAGATCCAGCTTTACCGCGAGTACATCTACCACGATAAGGACGGCGACGGGTATGCAGAGCTACTTGAGGTGTTCCGCCTGGATGGTGTGATCCTCACCTGTGAGCCGATTGATGATAACCCTTACTTCAGCTGGACGCCTATTCCCATTCCGCATCGGTGGTATGGGCTTTCTGTCTTCGACATCATGGAAGACGTGCAGAAGATCAAGACGACACTGCTCCGCGGGGCGCTGGATAGCGTTTACCTCTCGGTTGCACCTCGTCAGATTGCGAACAAGAACGTTAACTTGAGTGACTTGCTGACGGTTAGACCCGGCGCAGTCATTCGCACGAACAGCAATAACCCGGTTGGCAGTGATGTAGCGCCGCTTGTTACCCCTGACCTCTCAGGCTCTGCAATGCAGATGTATGAGGCGGTTGATCAGATGGGTGAGCGTCGCTCGGGGGTGAGCAGAAACGCTCAGGGGATGGATCCTGACTCGCTGAACAAGACGGCGACCGGGCTCAAGCTCATGCAGAACGCAGCGAGCATCCGTAAAGAACAGATTGCCCGCAACCTAGGCCGCGGTCTCGAAGTGATGTTCCGCAAGGTGTATCGCCTGGTGACATCGATGGCGGACGGGCCGCGTAAGATTCATGCCGGTAAGGGTGAGTTCAAGGAATACAATCCTTCCCAGTGGCCTACAGAGGCGAAGATCAAGGTGCATGTGGGCAATGGCTCAGGTGACCGTGAGACGCAGCTGGGACAGCTTCAGATGATTCTGGGCATGCAGCGCGAATGGATTGCGAATTACGGGCTTCAGAACCCGATTGTGACGGTAGACGAGCTACACAACACGGTTGAGGCGATGATGCGGGTGATGGGCCAGCGTTCAGCTGACCAGTACTTCAAAGACCCTCAGGTCATCAAGCAGGAGAACCCGGAAGCCTTGCAGGCGATGATGCAGCCTAAGCCTGACCCGAAAATGCAGGCAGAACAGCAGAAGATGCAAATGGAGCAACAGAAGATCCAGATGCAGATGCAGGGCGATCAGGCCAAGATGCAACAGCAGGCCCAACTTGACCAAGCCAAGATCCAGCAGGACGCGGCAAATCGAGAGATGGAAATGACCCTGAAGCGTGAGCAGATGGCCATGGAGATGGACTTGAAAGAGCGCCAGTTGGTTGCAGAGCTACAGCTCAAGCGTGAGCAGATGGCCGCAGAACTGGAATTGAAACGTGAGCTTGGCCTTATGGCCGGTGTCAATGGTAGCGCGAACGGCGCGGCGACAAGCGGAGTACATGTAGGTGGCGAACCAGGATAACGAAGAGGCCCTGATTGGGCTTCGAACAGAATTGCTCGAAGTACAAGATGCAGAGGCTATAGCGGCCAACACAGCTGTCATGGAGTATTTCGGGAATGTGAGGGACGCGGCTGTTAAGGCCATGCTCTCACCGAACTTTGACGCAGACGAGCGGACGTTATGGACCCTTAGGGTCACCGCTCAGACCGTTGATAAGTTCTTTGAGTACCTTAGCGAGAAACGCGATCTTAGGGCGTTTGTTGAGGCTGAAATTAGAGCCAATAGCGGAGAAAGTACCTAATGAACGAGGTAAGCGACGGCTTAAACACGGAAGAAACATCATCGAATGACCTGCTCAGCGCCTTTGCTGGGACGGGTGATCTTGATGGTCTGTTTACTCCGGACGAAGAAGCACCAAAGGAACCAGCTGAGGCTGTTCAGGACGCGGAAACGCCAGACACAGGCGATGACGAGACGGAAGAAACCGAAGTTGAGGCCAAGGAAGACGAAGCGGAAGCAGAGTCTGATGAGGCTGATGATGACGGCGATTTCATTGAATTTGAGCTTGAGGATGGCACCTCTGAGCGGGTGAGTGTGGCGGAAGCGCTTGCATCTCACCAACAACTTCAACAACTCGGCGCAGAATCCGAACAGATACGCGCCCAGATTGCAGACGCAGCCCAAGCTGAGATTACTCAGGTGAAGGAGGCGTATAACAACCAGGTCCAGCAAGTTGCACAAGCATGGGGCGTTCTGAACGAACTCATGCCCAATGTGCAGATGCCGGATCAAAGCCTGATCACGACTGATCCCCACCAATACGCGGCCCAATTGCGCAACTATGAACTTGTGCAGGAACGCTACGGCGCGGCTCGGGAGAAGATTCAGGAAGCTCAGCAGGCGTATCAGCAGCAGCAACAGGAAGAGTGGAGCCGTCAGGCCAACTCCAACTGGCAGAAGCTGGTCAGTCTCGATAAGTCATGGGCAGAAGGGAAACCAGCGGAACGGCTGGAGACTCTACGCTCATCGATCGCCGGCACGTACGGCATTGAACGCACTGTAATAGACCAGATCACTGAACCTGGCTTTATTCGCATGGCGGAAGATGCGGCGGCGTACCGGGCAGCCAAGGGCAAAAAGGTTGAGGCCAAGGCAAAGACAGCTCCGAAGCTCGTTAAGGGCGGAAAAGCTGGCCGAAGCTCTGCAAATCCGATGGCAGCACGTAAGGCGAAAGCCAATGCTGCTCTGAAGAAGACGGGCGAAGCACTGGACTTGGAAGCTGTTTGGGGGTCACACCTCGATTAAGCCGGGTTTCTCTATATTAGGAACCTAACCGATGGCAGTAGCCTCAGGAACCACCACACGATTTGAGCAGGTTGGTGAGCGTGAACAGCTCACAAACAAGATTTACAACCTTGCTCCAATGGCAACGCCGTTCATGACCGCAATTGGTCGCGGACCGGCAGCAACTAACACCAAGGTCGAATGGCAGACCGATGACCTCGCTGCAGCGGCAGAAAACGCCGCTCTTGAAGGCGATACAGCATCGTATGTCACAGCAGACGCAACCGTCCGACTGGCAAACCACACGCAGATCTTCACGAAGTCTGTTGAGGTTTCAGGCACTGCTCAGGCACTGTCTACCGCTGGTCGCCGGAACGAGCTGCTGTATCAAGTCGATAAGCGGACCAAGGAAATCAAGCGGGACATGGAATTTGCAATTACGCAAAACCGTGCTTCTTCCGCTGGTTCCCGTGCAACGGCTCGCACCCTGGCTGGCTTTGAAGCATGGATCGAAACCAACGATTCACGCGGCTCAGGCGGCGCTGCTGGTGGCTTCACCACGTCAACGCAGATCGTTTCTGCTGCGACTGATGCAAGCTCTACAAACCAGCGCACTTTCACTGAAAGCATCCTGAAGGCTGCAATTAAGGAAGTGTGGGACTCGACAGGTGATCATTCGCCTTTGATCATTGTTGGCTCGTTCAACAAACAGCAAGCGTCCGGCTTCTCCGGTATTGCGACAGGCTATCAGGACTATGGTAACGCCAAGTCTTCGAAAGGCATTGCAATTCTGGGCGCCGCGGACATCTACGTGTCAGACTTCGGTATGCACAAGATTGTTCCGGACCACTTCTCTCGTGATCGTTCAGCCATGCTGGTCAATCCGAAGCATTGGGAGATGCGCTACTTGCGTCAGTTCAAGATCAACACCCTTGCGAAAGTTGGGGATAGCGACAGACGCCAGTTGATCGCAGAAGCGACACTGTGTAGCAAAAACGAGAAGGGCAGCGGCGTTGTTGCTGACCTGACCACAACAAGCTAGACCTCCTCCGGCTAGCTTCAGAGGCGCGCTTTATTTCTTTCTAGCGCCTCACATGCGGGGGCGGTGCTGTTTACTTAGCGGGGCAGCACCGCTTTCCACCAACACAAGAGGGTTAAATGACAGAAGACGTACGCAAAGAGCTTTATGATCTGGCCAAGGCAAACGGGCTTGAGCCCCACAGCCGCACAGGCGTGGCAAAGCTCCAGGAGATGCTTGTAGAGGCCAATATACCCTTTGAGGCGTCTGAGCCCGAAGATCCGGCGCTTGCCGCTGCACAGGCTGCTGCTTTCGCTGAGGAAGAGACACTCTCCCTGAAGGAAGAGATCGAAGATGACCGTGATGCTTTGACGGACTTGGAAGAGTCCGGCGCATCGGTTGAAGAGGTAGAGGCGGCTCGCGAAGCCCTCTCCCACAAGATTGAGAAGAGCGACAAGCAGGCCGCGAGAGCGAAGGCCAAGGAGGCCCGCAAGGACCGTGTGACCTGCGTCGTTATGAAGAAGGTTCACATTCAGCGTGTGGACATGGGAATAGCGGACGCATCGGGCATGTCTGACAAGATGCAGCCTGGTGCTGAGGTCCGTTTGAAGCGAGAGCTTGCGGAGAGCCTTGAGGCCCGCGGCCAAGTGAAGATGGTAAGCTGATGAGCAACAACGATCCAAAGTATGACTTCCACGCTGGCGGCATAATTAACGAAGCAAGCCAGGAGCGTATCCCGGATGATGAGCCGGTGATGGTCTTTCGGGCTAGGGACTTGTACGCGTTTGACGCAATCAACGAGTATTTGAATGTGCTTAAAAAGGCGAAGCACGAGGGCGCTCATATCGATGATGCCCACATCGAGGCGGTTCAAGGTCGCCTTGAAGCCTTTGCCGTGTTTCGCGCCGCAAACCCAAGACGCATGAAAACACCGGATACGGAGCTGGTATAGATGGCAACCAAGCTTAGAAATGGTGAATGGGACATGTCTGCGGGTGGTATCCTTGATACTGCCTATGCTGATGAAGAGACAGGTGATTTAATCATCCATCGCATGCAGAATGTTTCGCCTATTCTCGACCACAACGCCTTTCTGCGGTCACTGGGAAGCGACTATTACAAGGGCGAAAATGGCGAGATGTGGCACTTCGCGAAGGTTCCTCCGATTATTATGGAGGAGCTATGTATCAAACTAGGGGCAGATGTGGTTTTCGGTGAAGACCCAGATGGATTGCTGATCAAGACGATTGAGCGCGATTACCCCTACCTGAAGGTAGGAGAGTTTAACCTTGCATGAGGCAGTGAAGGCGGCAGAGGCCGCTATTTTCAAGAATACACCTGAGGGGGACGCTGATGCGCTCTCGATCTCAGACACGATCCTTCAACATGACCCGGTGAATGCATGGGCTCTGTCTACGGCAGGGCTTGCTTTCTATCGGATGCAGCGCTTCGGCCTTGCTGCCAGCCTGCTCAACAGCGCCAGTCAGCTCGCACCTGATCAGGCCGCTATCTGGAACAACTTTGCTATCTCTATGCGGGAATGGCACCCAAAGGACGCGGTTATGTTGCTGCGCAAGGCGGTAGAGGTCGATCCTGGTCACCTTGAGGCCCGTAAGAACCTTGCCGGCTGCCTTGGACGGATTGGAAAGCGGGATGAGGCGATAGAGCTTAACCAGGCTCTGCGCAAGGAGATGCCGGATGACCCGGACATTCCCTATAACCTCGCGCTTGACCTGCTGCATACGGATCGATGGGAAGAGGCATTTGAAGCCTACGTCTATTCTGAAGGCAACGAACAACGCACAGTCCGGAATTACCATAAGGACAAGAAAACGCCGCGCTGGGAAGTGACGGACCCGAAGTTTAAAAAGCCTGTGATCTACGGTGAGCAAGGTGTTGGCGATGAGGTGCTTGCTGCAGCGGCTTATGTTGGCTTGGACCGGGACGGGTGGGAGATGGACTTTATTCTTGACTGTGACCCGCGTCTTGAAAGCCTATTCAAGCGCTCCTTCCCAAATATGACTGTGTACGGCACTCGGGACAAGGATGCGCTGGCGTGGCCTGCAGACGAGGAGCCAGATAGTGCTTTGATTGCGATGGCGGCGTTTGGTGAGCTTGTTGGCCCCAGTGAGCCTGTCAAGCCTTGGCTGGTCCCTGACCCGCACCTTGTTGAGATGTTTAAGAAGAAGCTCGCTGAGACGGGTGATGGGCCTTACATTGGTCTGTCATGGTCTGGCGGGGCGAAGGACTGGGACCGTGCAGAGCGGACCATTCCGATTG